ATCATTATCAAGTTTTCTTGAAGACAATTGTGTTAATTCTTTATCACCACATCCACATGCCCCGCAATAAAATGAGCCTGGAAACTTTTCACTATTTTTTCTTTCAGAACATGGTGGGAATTTCTTAGAATCATCACCATGACAACTTAATTGTCTTAAATGAATAGTTGCTGGTTCTGCTTTTCTATTATTAAGTCCTCTAGATGTTACAGATTGTGTAAAGGTTGCGGCTTTTTTTAAGAATCCTGCTTCTTTTCTTGTTATCTTTTCATCACTTATATTTTCATCTTGATTTTCTGACATTATTAACTCTCCATATCATCCATAACATTAAACATTTCATCTTCATTCATATACTTAAGATTATCAAGTTGAACTTTATTTTCTCTTCTTTTGTTTTTTGATGATCTCTTTTGAACTTTTTTAGCAAGTTTTCTATCATCATTTTCGTAATTGTTTTCATCTATCATATTTAATCAAATTCTCCTACAAATGCTTTTTTTAATGTTTCCAATGTTAACCCAAAAGATGATACATTTTTTGTTAATATATTTTCCAGTAATGCTGATTCGGTCCAATGTAAAGATTCTAAAAGAAGTTTAAGTTTTTCTTGTTGTTTTTTATAATGAAATCCTTCTCTTTTTTCAAAAAAATATGGTATTACTCTATATTCTCTAAAAAGTCTAGCATAACTGAATCCCATTGGTGCATCATCTGGAATATATTCTGGTATACTCTCTATTTTTGGGTACTTATCCAAAAACGCATATTTCATCAACTGAATAAGACCAGTTGATCTATTTTGTTGAAGAATCTTAATTTTTTGTTCTTCAGTTTTTGCATCTCTAATACTATACATAATTTCAGATATTAATTTTGTCATATTTAAAAATCCTGTATTACATCCATTAAATTTTTCAATCGCTTCTCAACGAAGTAATCGAACAACTTGGATCTGTCTCCCTCTGGTGGTTTCTTGAACTCTTCCAGAATAGCGTTCTCATACTCCATAGGTATATATGCGTGATCCACCAACATTTGATTTCTATTAATGTTAGTTTGGTATTCTTGGGGAACATTGCTGAATGTTTGCCATTGTGCTAACTTCTTTGCAGCGAGTGGTTTTTGACGCTTTCCATCCACAGCAAATGTATCATCTGCTGAAAGAATATTTGGAATACCGTCTGTTGCATCACCCTTGATAATATGTTCAAAAAGATAGCGTTCTGGTTCTGTACAAGTTACCAGACTCTTCTTGATTGGGCTATATTGCTTCACATTTGGATAACGGAACAACTGCTGAAAATCTTTGTCACTTGAAACAATCATGATCTTTTCCTTATCATGGTAATGCTTCACAAGCGTAGCAATAATGTCATCTGCTTCACACCGCTCAACCTTCATCGACTTATACGGAAAATTATCCCGAACTTCATTACGAATAGTATCAAGAATCTCAAAGATACGATCCCAGTTATAATCATCAACTGCTCGTGTCTTCTTACGATTGATCTTATAGTGCGGGAAGATCTCTCGTCGCCAATAGTTACCTGCATCTTGGCACAGAACCAATTCACCGTATTCCTTATGGAACATATTACGATACATGCGGTATGTTGATAATGTAACATGCCTTGCAAGTTCAAGGGTTACATCCATAGGCGAATCGTATTGTGCAAAAATTGTACCTAGAATAATTTGTGTATTGTCGATTAGAATCATTTTAAATTCAGAATATCCTTAAGGTCTTCGAGTGTATCAATCACAACCTTGAGTTTACGCTTTCCAAGGAATGAGTATCCCTCCTTAAGATCGGGATCTCCCTTATACGCTTGCTTCATTTCCTTGATATGGGGATCAAGAACCTTGGCAAGTTTCTTGTGATGGACTGATTTAATACCTTGCATACGCAACCATTCCGAATGGTCTATGTTCTTAAGATTACCATCTTTTTCAGCCAAGTCAATAAAATCGTCAATTCTTTGTTCAATTGTAGTCATATACTCAATTGTTTTCTTTTGAATTCTTTCTTGAACATTGACCTTTTCTTTATTTGGATCTTCAATCTTCATTGGTTTTGTATTTCCCAAATGAATAATTGAATTAATATTCTTCTTGATCATATCAAGAGTTTCAGGTCGGAGTTTACCTCCCAAGTTCATAATACGACAGCGACTACCAATATAAATGAATTCCATAGCATTAATATCACATGCTGCTGCAGATTTGATATCTTTTTTAGAATATGCATTTTTCATCATCCAGTCGATGACCCAAGGTTTGCACATATTATTATCACAAGAATAACTATACCAATTGATCGCACGAAGAATCTTGGTATCAAGTTCTTCTGGTGTAAGATTGTCCTGCTCCTTCCAGACGGGTTCACTACCCATAATCAAAGAGTCAACAGAATCACCTCGACCAATACGACGAGTTACTTTCTTCTTTTTCTTTTTCATGTATCAATTCTACTAAAATTGTTTCGCTTGACAAATGTAATATGATCTTCGAACTTGTCCTGCAATAGTTCTTTCGACTTATGAGATATTACAAAGATGTTGGTATTCTTGTCAAGACTTTTTAGGATAAAAAGAAAAGATTCAGTTGCAACATCATCTAAACTTCCATCTAATACTTCATCAAATATTAACAAATTGCAATTTAATGAATTTTTTAATTGAGCAACTGCACGCCATGCAAACAAAAGTGACAAGTCTATCTTTCGCTTTTCACCTTCGCTGAAACTATCATATGTGAAGAGATCACGATGACGACTCTTGATTGTTTCTTCAAATGATTCACTCAATTCAAATTGAACAAAGAAATCCATTTGTGCAAGATATTTGTTAATTATTTTATTCATAATTGGAAGATAATACTTAATAATCTTGCTCTTGATACCTGTGTCTTTCATAAGGAATGAAGCAATAGAATAGTATTGCATATCATCATTCAGTTTCAATTTGTTTTCCACAAGTTCTTTTCCTGCTTGACCCATCTCCTTCAACTTTGCTTGTTCTTCATCAATGTTCTTGGTATCTGATTGAATAGCACCAATATCAGATCGCAATTTCTTTACATACTTGTTTGTTGCGTTTACTTGACTCTCAATCTCATGAATCATTCTTTGTTCTAATAGAATGTTATTGGTTATATGGTTTCTTTCTATGATCTTTTCATTCAACTTTGTCATTTGCTTTTCTTGCAGTTCAAGTGCTTTTTGCAATTCCGTCTTCTTGACTGTCTTCTCTGTCAGAACCTTTTCTTTGTGTTCGCAATCAATCTTCTGTGAACAGGATGGACAGTGATCGTTTGTTGAGTAGAAAGTAATATCTTTATCTGCCTTTTTAATTTCAGCATGGATACTCTTGCCAAGATCATTTAGTTTTTCAATATCTTTATCTACTTGAATTTCAGAAGACATCTTGATGAGTTCTTCCATCTTTAATCTCTTCTCATCAATTTCTTTCTGATGCTCTTCTATTTGCTTTTGTGATTCTTGTATTTCCTTTTCATGACGATCAATTGATTCTTTGTTCTTGCTTGCAAGAGTTTCAATATGCCGCTTTTGAGCAATAGTCTTTTCCTTTTGTAGTTCGATCTTGTGTTCTAGGTCTGAGATATCAATCTTTAATTGAGCAATACGACCTTTGAGCAATGTATTCATTACAGAGAATACATTGATATCCAATAGATCCTCTACGATACCTCTACGGTCTGCAGCGGGTAGACGCATGAATGGAACATAGTTAGTTGAACCGAGAATGACTACCTGACAGAAAGACTTGTAGTTCATCTTTAGAATGGTTTCTTCTAACATCTTCTGGTAGTCTTTGGACTTTGCATCCTGATCTACCATCTTACCACCCTTATAAACCTCAAATATCTTTGGTGCTAGTCCTCTTCGAATCTTGTAATCAACACCACCGGAAACAAACTCAATCTCAACCATACAGTCCTTCTCGTTGATAGAGTTTGCTAACTGGGGGATATTAATGTTTCGATACGGTTTACCAAATAAAACAAAGGTGATAGCATCCAACAGAGTTGTTTTGCCAGCACCATTCTCACCGCTGATAAGAGTAGTCCTATTCTTATCGAGTTGTATTTCTGTGAAATTGTTTCCTGTTGATAGGAAATTTTTCCATCTCACTTTTTTAAATATAATCATAATATAATGTCAAGTTTTATCTTGGAGTTTTCGGGATATTTCTCCTACGACGAAGAGAAATATTTCTCCTTCTTTGTGCTCTCATTCTTTTTGAACGGGATTTTCTTGCTGCTAGTCTAGCTCTTCTTTTTATTTTTGTCAATTGAGAAGATGGAATTCGTCGGCATGTTCTACCGACTTTCTTTTCGCCTGGTTTACATCTAAACAATATTTTTCTTTTACCTTTTCTTACAACAATTTTGCGTTTGGCTATGCCTTCTCGCAGATCATGTAATGTAAATGTTTCAGACTGTTGCTCCATCTTTTATTTCCTCTTCACTATTTAGTAAAGAATTTTCTTTGAGTCCTTTGGTATACCAGTCTGGGGTATTCCCGAGTTTCCACTTTGCAAACCTTGATTTTTCAAAAATATAGTAATCTCGGTATGCTTGAATTGCATCAAGATTCTTATACTTATCCGGCATTGCTTGAGCAAATGGAGTAAGACTCTCAATCTTTAGATTGGTGGGGGGATGTCGGAATAACCAATTTGCTAGTTGTGTTGCAACATGCACCTTACCATACCGCTTGGTATATTCGTTACATAGTGCTAATGTGTGCTTGCATAACCAATCATAGTTACGAGTTGTTTCCCGTGTCCATATTGTACATGGGTGATTAATCATTGTTGATTTGTAAATATACGAATCAACTTTTGTATCTTCCAGTTTGTAGTAAGTATAACGTCTACCATTTGAGGTAAGACGCTCAATCTTATTACCATCTAATACACGATATGCAGTTGAAAGTAATTGACAACTTTCTAAAATCATTTTAACTATGTGCTTGTCACACATATATTCTGCTGCGGTTACTGGGTTTTTATCTAGAACGAAAATGTTCATAGTGAAAGACTTTCCATATAGAGTTCGTGAATGATACTCTTAAGTTTGTTTTTGTTTTGTACTTCATCCATAGCATCAATTTCTGCGTTGATGATTGTAAGTGTATCCTTAGTATTGTCAACAGTCTGTTCTGAACTAAGTTCAACATTATTCTCTTCAATGATGTTTAAACTTGCTACAGCATTACCATACATCGAATCCATAAACTTGTCAAATATATAAGGCTTGGTTTTATTTTCTACAATTAGTTTAACAAAACAATTCTTATACTTTGTAAAGTCAGTCTTCAACATATCCTTCTCTGCATCATTGTAACGAACAGCATAGAAGATTCGATTTGGGTTCTCAATGAATTCTAGTTCACGAGTTTCTGTGTCAAGAATATGGAATCCTTTTCGTTCTTTTAAATCGGAGAATGTAATTTGATAGGGAGTTCCAAGATATGAAACATTCTTTTCAGTTTGCTTACAATGGAAATGACCGGAGTAAACAGTTTCAAAACGAGACAACACAGCAGGACTCATACCATCTTCATGTTTTACACCACGAAGAACTTCAAACCCTGTCAGTTCAAAATGACCCATAATAAAAGGCGAAGCCGTAGTTTTAATAAATTCCAAAGTCTTTTCATGATTTTCCTTATTGATCCAGGGAACGAGAGCGATGTTAAGACTCCCAAAAGTTATATTTGTTGGTTGTTCTACAATGTTAATCTTTGTATTTTCAAACAATTGATTAATTGAATTAATTTCATTTGTATTACGATAATATGTGTCATGATTACCGAGAAGACACCAAAGAGTGAATTCACCAGAATCAAAGTGAGAAATAAATCTCTTCTTGACTTCTGCTAGTGTTTGAAAATTAACAAACTTACGACGATCCATAAGATCGCCTAAATGTAACACATTTTTGATTCCGTGCTCGCGGAGATATGGAAAGAATTGTTTTTCAAAAAATTCTAAAAAATAATTTAAAAATAATGTAGAATCATTACGAACACCAAAATGCGTATCACAAATAATAGCAATTTTCATTTAGTCCTCCATAAAGGATTCAAGTGTCTTCTTCTTACGCTTCTTACGCTTCTTTTTTACTTTCTCTTCGTCTTGATTCTTATATTGTTGTTGTTCTTCTTCAGTAATACCCATTGCTTTTAAGTATTGGCTAAAATCCCCATCATGATCCATAGATTCTAGGAACTTATATTTGATATAATTTTGTTTCTTTTCTTTTTGAATACGACGCAAAAATGCATAGTATATGATTTGTGTAAAATATGAAAATGGATTATTTGATTTGTTTGGATTAAAATTATCACAATACATCAAACAGTTTTCTATTCCGTCCCCCACCATTTCATCCTTAAATACATAATTCATAAAGTTTGGTTTTTTTGATAAATTTTCTGCTATCTCTAAAAAACAATGACCTATGTATTCTGTTACTGGTGGAACTGGATCTCCAGTTTCTTTTGCTTCTTTTACTAATTTCTTCCACTCTATCATCTCTTGATAGAATTTTTTATTGTCAATATAATGCGAGTTTTTCTTTTTTGGTTTTTCTGTTACCTTTTCCTCTATTAAGACATCAGTTTGTATCTTCTTTGTCTTTTTAGATTTCTTTTTTTTCTTTTTCATTATTTACTCCATGTTGTATAGGAATCTTACACTATCTAAAAAGATTTTCAAGGAAAATCTATTGACATTTAGATTTCGCTCGTTACACTTAGTGTGTCACGGTTTACCTAATGATATGTTCTAGATATAGTCTTTAGGATCAGGACTCCAATCAGACCAATCATTACCAAAGTTCTTCAGATCATTTTTATTTTTCTTTGGGGGTTTATTAGAAGAAGTATCTGGCTTCTTCTTTTTCTTTGCTTTCTTTGACGGTTTGGCTTCTGGAAAAAGATCTTCATCTTCTATATCCTCATCATCCAAACTTTCCCATGCTTTGGCTTCAGCCATCATGTCGATGATCTCTTCTGCCATATCAGGAGGAACATTAAAAGTTATATTGATATTCTCAGGAGGAACATTTGGTTTATTTGTTCCTATAACATTTTCAGTAACATCTATCATTTGATCTGATTGTTGTTCTTTTGCAGCAGGATTGTCTTCTTTTTGTTTTTCTAAATCATAACAAATAGATATTTTTTCATCCGGGATTGTTATAGCAATTATACTATCAATAGAAATTTCAATAATCTTATCTGTGGTAAAATCAATCCAATTTTTAAATACTACCATTTCGGTGTTTGTCATATTGTTTTGATTTACTAAAATAACAGTTTTAAATTGCATGGGTCTTTCAATGAGTAAAGTCTTTTTTCTTATTTCTAAGACTCTGGTAATCATTATATCACCGTTCTTTAATTTTATTAGTCTATATCCGTTGTCTTGCATGTGCTCTCCAATTTGATACTTAACTTCTTGTGCGAGAACTTCTCGGATTCATATATCTTTAATCTCTCATTATAATGACGAAGAGTGTGATTTTGATAAGACTTCCAATGTAAGTCGTCCGCAATATCGAAGAGTCTAGCCTTATCTTTGTGTTCGGACTTTCTAAGTTGTCTGCCAATGCTCTGTAAGACTCGTATTCTGCTCTTTGATGGAGAAGAGAATACAATATTATGTAGTCTTCTTATTGAGATGCCTGTAGAGAAGGTTCCATATGAAGCAATGATGATTGCGTTGTCTTGTTTCTCACATAACTTACGAACATCTTCACGCATCTCAACATCAGTACCACCATAAACGAAGAAAACTTTCTTTCCCTTAGTATTTAGTTTCTCGATAAGTTGATGTAGCACCATACCATGCTTTTCAACAAATTGAAACAATACAAGAGTATTGCCTTTTAGATTCAATGCAAGATTTGAAATAAATTCATTTCGTGCTTCATTTGAAATAAGCCAATCTATTTCTTCTTTGTATGCAAGTTTCTTTGTAGACTTTCTTACTTCTTCTGGATACTGCAGCACTAAACAATCGATTGAAAGATCCGAAAGAATATCTTTATCCATTAGTTCTTTTGTAGATGTAACTTTCTTTAATCTACCAAACAATCCTTCAATCACAAGTTTATGCGTCATGCTACCATCTAGAGTACCAGTAGTACCAATACGCCAGTCACAATTTGTTAATTTGGACATGATAGAAGCAAGAGATTTTGATTTAAATAAATGACATTCATCACCTACTACTGCTTCAAATTGATCGAAGTATTTCTTTGGCATATTGTAGATACTCTGCCAAGTTGAAATAATAATTCTTTTATCAGATTCCTTATCCTGACCACCATGTACCTTGTGACAGTAATCTCTACACTTCCATCCTGTCTTAGACGAATATTCAAAAAAGTCTGAATACATTTGGGTGACTAGGGATATGGTGGGTACTATTATTAGTATTTTCTTATCTGGGGGTAGAAAATTTAACAAATAACGACATAGAGCGTATATGATCAAACTCTTACCTGATCCCGTAGGAGACAGCAGGAGACATCTACGCTCGTTTAAAGCGTGTAGGATCGCTTCCAACTGATGCTGATGTGCTTCCAGTCTCTTTCCTGCTGCGTGAGGGTTCAGCAGGTTTACGAAGTCTATAACCTCGCTAAGAGTGACTCTATTCGTGTTTTTTGTAATTCGGTTCTCAACCGAATATGATCTATCCTTGGCAAATTGGATAACGTAGTCTTCAAGTCCTGCGTAGATAGTTTGGGCATAGATGTTGTACAACTTGATCTGTCCGTCCCACAGTTTGTTTCTGTAGGCGGGCATGAACTTATGTCCGGGGACTTTGAAGGTAAAGTAGTCAGATAACTCCTTTGCAAAACTTCTATCACAGTCCACCTTTATATAAACAGAGTCTAGGGGTTCAATAACTAAATCCATATATTGTTATTTATACAGTTCCGTTCATGAACTTTCGCCATGCAATAGCGTCCCGTATATGGAACTGACGATTCATGATACCCTTTAGAACTGAATTAATATATTCTACCTTTTCTTCTTGAATTGACATCTTGTTTTTTAACTCAACAAGTTCTGTATCTGCTTCAAGATAAATGTCTACATCTTGACGAAGAATCTTGAGGTCAAATGGTTCCCAACCAAGATTCTTTAATTGCTCTTCGCTCAACTTACCTGTGTAATATTCCCACTTGAGTTTGAACATCTTTGAGTAATTTGACTTATATCCTTGAAGACGCAAGCGTTCCTCGTGATAAAAGTTCAAATACTTATTGTGTAACTGAGGAATACGCAGAGACTCTTGATCGAGTTCTGTATCGTCAAACGACATATCTTGTTTTGCTTGTTCGATTATTTCATTTAAAGTCATGATGAAAGTATAACACAGATTATGAATTAGTCAACTTTTCTATGTAATAACCAGTATAAGCAAATGATGCTTGACACTTTAATGGTGAAACATCATTCACATCGGTTTCAAATTGAATAGAACCTATATTTATAGGAAAACAATTTCTAAAATTAACTGTTAGAAATGGTCTAGAACTACTATTCAAAACTAATAAAGTTGCATCTGAAAAATTATCTTCATACTTTTGATAATTGTTCGCAAAATTAATTGTTGGTGGAATTTTAATTAACCAATCATGTATCTGCTTCCAGTTCTCCATATCTTCTGCAAGAATAAATGACATATCAAAGTTGTCATATGTCAATCCACCCATAGGTCTTTTGACAGGAGTAGCAAATGGTGTGGGTTGTATATATTCGTTTATTGAAATGCCTGGAAGATTTACTGACTGACAGAAATAAACAACATGAGGTATTTTATGAAATACAACACGAAATTTATTTGCTGCTAACGAATTAAGAGTTTGTGGTTCTCTTGCTGTTAGTGTTTGTAATACTGGGTTTTCCATACAAGTATTTATAGAAATGATAAGGGGAGGTCTTTCGACCTCCCCTCTCGTTCAGAAACTAGATTCTATCATGTACCACCGTAACTTGCGTCATTACCGTGGAGGTTATCTACACGGAAAATGCGGTAGTATTGGTTTCTTCTGCGTTGTAGTCTCATTGCGTCTGGGCTGTTGTCTGAACCTAGAACGAATGGGTTGCTTACGATACCGTAACGAGTCTTGAATCCAATCTTTGGTTGGAATGTACCTGTATCGACTGCTCTTACCATTTGTAGAGGTACATATGGGCAGTAGAAGATACCTGCATCGTATGGGCTTGTACCCTTATAACCTACGCAAATATAATTTACTGGTGACCATGTATCAATGTGTGTTGGCATTGAGTATGGATCAAGGTAAACCTTGATCTTACCACCTGAGATGGTTCCTGCAAGGGTGTTACCATTAACATCGGTGTTCATTGCAGCATTGAATGCTGGGCTAAAGTCGAGGATACCACTCATTGAGAGAGCAGAAGCAACATCTGGGCTTACGATTGCCATGTTTGCACGACCTCTACGAGTCTCTGAACCAATGACATTTGCTTCTCTTTCAATTTGGAATTGAAGACCACGGAACTTCTCAGCAGACCAACGACCGTCTGAGTCTTTCTCTAAATCATAAACACCACCGACCGTTGAACCAAGAACTGGTGTAAGTACTGAAGAAAGGTCTGTTTGCTTTGCACCGAGTTTAGCAACATCATAAACTAGTCTTACTAGTTCACGGTTGATTTCGAACATAATCTCTGTTGAGAGAATGTTTGCAAGTTCGGTTTCAGCGTCAAGACCGTGAACTGCCTTGAGGTCTTGTGCCATTTCGATGGTGTACTCAGCCTTTAGAGCACGAGTCTTTGCTTCAACTGCAGTCTTCTCGATTGTGAAGGACATTTCATTAAATGCAGCAGTTGAACCGTTGCCGAGTCTTTCACCTACATTAGTTGCCATACCACGACCTGGCTCGAAAGCACCGTCTGTGTTACCAACATCGTCTGCAAAGATGTCGTTCATGTTACCAAGTTGTGCGTTAGCACCAGATGCAGGAGATGCACCGCTACTATTACTAAACCCAGTGTTTGCTTCACCAAAGAGTGCTTCTTCACCAGTTCTTAGACCTGTTGAAGCATTTGAACTACCGTAACGGCTCTTCATTGCGAAGATGAGTCCGGTTGGACCGGTCATTGGTTGAACGCCAGCAATGTCATATGCCATTAGGTTTGGCATTGCACGACGAACGAGACTGATAAGAATTGGATCGAATGAATCGATACCAGTTGTTGTGCCTGCACCAGGATTTGAAGTACCGAGTTGTGTACCGAGAATGCCTTGTGCTTCTCTTAAGCATTGTTCTTGGTTCTCTAGGAGAACTGTGGTTACATGCTTTCTGTAACCATCTTTGATCTCTGGAAGTGCCTTGTGTTCAAGGATTGGCTTCCATTTGTTCTTTACTGATTCTGAGAGTAATTGACGAGTAGGGTCCATTTTTTCTAGCTCCTTTTAAGAATTCTATTTTATATATAATTTTAATTTTTTAGACTTAACCCTCTAATGTTCTTCCCAGAACATCAGAATATAATTTGATGTTTTCATTTATAAATTGTTGCTCTTCGTTTGACTCAACTTCTTCCATTAAATTATCAATTAATGCGCCAACAGTCTTATTTTCTGTTGTTTTTTCAGTTTTTACTGGAGAAGACTTTGCTTTTGAATAATTTTCGACAAGAACTTTTACCTTTGAACGGAAATCTTCTGTATTTGAAAATTCAACATTTTCAGCAAGTTTTCTTAAATTTTCTGCATCAAGTGTCTTAATATTCTTTGTTTCTTCTTCAAATACTGCAGTTGCTTCTAATAACATAACTTTTTCACGAAGTGCAATGTTACTCTTTAGTTCTTCATTGACTCGTGTTTCGAGAGTTTCTATTGCAGTTGTCATTTCATCAAAGATGTTAGTCTTGTCTTGTGGAACCTCAATATAAGATTCAACAAAGAGGTTCTTTAGACCTTCAATAAAATTTTCTGCAATTTCTGTACGAAGACCATTATCAACGGCAAGTTGATTCTCTTTTACCCATTCTTCCACGACATATGATAGATAATCATTAATTTTATTCTCTAATTCACCAGCAATACCAGCAACTTCTTCTGCGAGCCTCTCTTCGAAGAGGTTTGCCATTTGCTCAGTGATTGATTGTAGATTTGTATTGAGTGAAGCCTCGTAAAGTGAAGATGCTTTCTCAACAAACTCTTCTGATACATCAGTACCAAAGAGTATTCTAACATCTTCTTGTACTTTTTCCTTGTTTAAGCTTGGCATTTGAACACCAGCAAATGATGGCTTCATATTTAGTGTTGCTTGATTTGCTTGTGCTGAAACACCAGTTGTTTCAAATTCTTGTTCACCACCTCCGACGCCTGGAGCATAAACATTACCTTTTCCAGATGCATCAAATGCACGCTTTGCTGCTGTTGCTGTTCTTGACTCCAGTTCTGTTTCTTCTTCGCCTTCTTCACTTTCTTCTTCGCCTTCTTCCTCTTCTTCGTCATATTGTTCTTCAACAAGTTCTTCTTGTGAAAATAGGTTTTCTAAAATTTCTTCTGCTAGTTTCTTTGGGTCCATTTTAATAATCTCCTTGATCGGTCTTGTCTGTTTTTATTTATAATTCTTTAATCTTTGACAAAAAGTGTTCAAATATCTTAAGTTGAGTTTGTTCTAATTGTGCTTTTGAAGCACCCAACATTGCTTTTTTGTAATTTGATATTTGTACTTCTTGCATAATTCCGTTGTCCCAAACCCATTCTTTACCTTCCATGATGCCGTTTACGAAAGCATTAGGAGCGGATGGATCTGCTACGATATCGACTGCTGCAAGCATAAAGTCCTCTTGAACATGGTTTACACCTTGGAACTCTCTCAAAGAACCCATACCACGACTAGAAACACCTAGTTTTGCACCCTCATCAATGAGACTGCTTGCAATCTTACCCATAGGAGTATTTGTTAAAATTTTTGCTTTTCCTTCGCAAACATTACCTCTAAAGGTGAGATCTTTGATTAAATGTGAAACTTTATCAAGATTTACGGTTGGTCCCTCTGGATGACCCAATTCACCTAATGCTCTACCTTCTTTTACATAATTTTGCATATATTTCTTCACAGCACCTTCTAGGATTTTTTGTGAATAAACTCTGCCATTACGGTTCTTTTCTTCTGCAACCATGTAAGGACCAACGATATAGAGGGACTTTTTACCGTCTTCGGTTGCCTCGGTTACATACTTAACATCTTGAACTGTT